TTGTTGCCGCTGCGGAAGCAGCCGCCGCATGTGCGTCCGCAGAAGTAGCCGCAGCCGAGGCTACTTGAACTTCAGCACTTGTCGCTGAGCCTGCACCACCTGTAAGGGCAGAAATTCTACTGGATAACGCATCAACTACTGATTGCAACCCATGTACAGAAGTAGTAGCAGTGGTTCGTGCAGATACCGCACTAATGCCAGCTAAAACCGAAGTGACTGCCGCAGATGCGGCTGCCGCATGTGCATCTGCCGATGTCGCAGCGGCAGAAGCTACTTGAACCTCGGCACTTGTTACTGAACCACCACCAGCACCAAGAGCAGAGATACGACTAGACAAAGCATTAACAACACTTTGCAATCCATGAATAGATGTAGCAGCTGTAGTACGAGCTGAAACTGCACTGATCCCTGCTAAAACTGAAGTTGCGGCGGCAGAAGCAGCAGCAGCATGTGCATCAACAGATACTATCTGAGCACTAACCGATACTACCTTTGCTGACAGTGCGGACAGGGCCGTACTGACCACATCACCCGCAGACAGCGCATTACTGACGATAGCAGCCAACACACTGTGATTATGCGATAGGGCATTTATTACACTTTGAAATCCATGAGTTGAAGTTCCAGCAGATCGAGCCGAGATTCCCGATATAAATACGTTAACCGAGTTAACCCGGGCGTCTACAGAAGTGGCAGCCGCTGATGCGGTTTGTACTTCAGCACTTGTTACTGAACCACCACCCGCTCCAAGAGCAGAAATGCGACTGGATAACGCGTTAACAACAGATTGGAGTCCATGAACAGAAACTGCTGCAGTGGTTCTTGCAGAAACCGCGCTTATCCCAGCTAACACACTTGTAGCTGCCGCAGAAGCAGCAGCAGCGTGTGCATCCGCAGATGTAGCAGCAGCGGATGCAACAGAAATAGCGGATGCAGCTTGTGCACTTACTAATGATAATTCAGTTGAAGTAACACTACCTGTGCCACCAGTGAGTGCAGAAATTCGTGAAGATAATGCATTTACTACTGATTGGAGCCCGTGAACTGATGCTGCCGCCGTTGTTCTTGCAGAAACCGCTGAGATACCGGCCAATACAGAGGTTACAGCAGCAGAAGCGGCTGCGGCGTGTGCATCAGCTGAAGTAGCAGCAGCACTCGCAGTACTAATCAGATTAGATAAGCTCGCGTGTGCTACGCTATTCGCTTGGGAAAGAACAGACACAGCATGAGAAACAACACTGATTGCAAGAGAAGCAACAGCAGCAACGCTGGTAGCAGCAGCTGAGGCCGTTTGCACTTCAGCGCTTGTGACACTACCACCACCAGCGCCTAAAGCAGAAATTCTGGATGAAAGAGCATTAACAACACTTTGAAATCCATGGACAGAAGCAGCTGCTGTTGTTCTAGCTGAAACGGCACTAATCCCAGCCAATACGGAAGTTGCTGCCGCCGACGCAGCTGCTGCATGAGCATCTACTGAAACAATTTGAGCAGAAATTGAGACGAGTTTAGCAGAAGCAGAGTCCCCTGCTGATAGACTTGCACTGACAATATCAGAAAGTGCATTATGTGCAGAATTCAAATTGCTGACAGTTGCAACTAAAACAGAAAGAGTGCTAGCAGCTTGAGTACTAACTGCGGCGACTTCGGCAGAAGTAACGCTTCCGCCCCCGGCGGCAATAGCCGAAATTCTACTCGAAAGTGCATTTACAACAGATTGAAGTCCATGAACAGAAGTAGCTGCTGTAGTTCTTGCAGAAACAGCGCTAATACCAACAAGAACTGAAGTTGCCGCTGCTGAAGCCGCTGCTGCATGAGCCTCTACTGATACAATTTGTGCTGAAACTGAAACTACTTTAGCAGATAGCGTTGAAACATTTGTTGCAATTACTGAAACCGCTAAAGAAAGACCAGCCAAACTAGCAATTATTGCAGATGCAGCCAAACTAGCCACAGCCGCTACGCTAGTAGCCGCTGCCGAAGCTGCTGCTGCATGCGCGTCTGCGCTTGTAGCCGCTGCTGATGCTGTTTGAACTTCGGCGCTAGTTACGCTACCCCCACCAGCTGCAATTCGTGAGGAAAGGGCATTAGCAACACTTTGTAAACCACGAACTGAGAGATTAGCTGTAGTACGTGCAGATACCGCAGAAATTCCAGCTAAAACAGAAGTAGCCGCCGCAGACGCCGCTCCAGCATGAGTTTCAACAGAATTTACACGCCCGGATAACGTATCATCGGCAGCAGTTCTAGATATTGTTTCAGCAGATAAAGCATTCGATACCACACTAATAGCTTGAGACAAAGCATCATCCGCAACATTACGGGCAGCAACTTCTACTGACATTCCTTGTGAAATTGCTGAAGCAACTTGTGCACTAGCAATGTCTAGAATAGTGCCAATCGTAATCTTAACGTTGCTACCCGCTCGTACCGCAGGCAGAGCATCTCCTACCTGCGCCGGATCCCCTGACGGCAACGCTGAGATTTTAGTATCAGCCATTCCTAACTTTCAAGAATGAAGCGATCACCATTTTCTAACAATATAATAGATGTGCCATCTTCCATAAGAAGATATTGAGGCACAAGTGGATTGACAGATAAAACCCACGTCTCCATTCTCATAGACATCCCAACTATCATCAACATTAAAAACCCAACCTTTGTGAAAGACGCTTTGTCCATGTCTCTTTTGGAAGCATCTCTCTAAGACGTATTAATTGTTGATCTGTTGGAAATTTTCTTTCAATATACTGTCTAATATCTAGTGCTTCTTGAACTTTTTTCTGTGGAATAACTATTTTTCCTTGTGCATCCTGTAACAATTCCAATTGTTTTTCCAATGAAATTTTTTCTTTAATTTCATGATTGATAGGCTCACCATCTTCCAAGGACATTAAAATAGACCTACTAAATTAGATGCTGTAGTTCCTGTATTAAAAATCTTTACTACTCTAATAGGTAAAATTGTGCCAGCCACGGCATTCGTGAAAACAATAATACTTCCATCAAACATTAAAACCGCAATATTTCCTGCATTGCCTACATACAAAGCCCGAGTAACATAAGGTAAATATTGAGCGTCACTAGGACCAATAGTAAACCCAGCGATAGCCGGTTCTCCTGAACCCTGTCCACTACGATCCATTACCATCTAACGCGCTCCCATCCTAAAAGATTTAGCTGTGACTCTTCGTCTCGCAACAAAATTTGTTAAAGTTATTGCCCTAGCTGCATAATCTGAAAAATGCATCAATGCTCTTGTTGTCTCTCCATCTTGTGCTGCTAATTCATAAAGAGCGTATTCTTCCAAAGCGGGTACAAAATCATCTGGAAAGTCTCTAAGTACCGCTTGCGGAAAATCAAAATGAGGAGCAAATCCCGCAAAATAAACCCGGAGAAATCCTGCCGTTGCCTCTGGTTTAGGCCAGACGCCCATCCAAAAGAGCCCCCGCATAAAAAAGGATCTCGAAGGACCTGTTGATTGTTCCCATCGTGTACGAAGATCACTTACTTTAACAGGGGTAAGCCAATCTTCAATAACATCGCTCCAAATTGATGTCACCCCTAAAGCTGTTTCCGGTAACCATCCTCGAAGATCATAATACGTTCTTAGATTACCGACCGGCACCGACACGTGCCGTTCATAAAAGCGAGTCACGTCAGAAAGATCATCTAAACCTTCGTTGATAGCGTCACGAATATCAACATCTTTCCAACGAGTCGATGACATCGCCTCGTGTCTAATACGAACGTTATTGATAATCTCCGAAAGAGGAATCACTGTCCTGCTGAACCGTATCCAATTCGGGTTCCTGGGAATGGGGGTGAATCATAAAAGCGAACTTCATCATAAGTCTCAGTTCGCTCTAAAATACTACGGGCGCCCCCACTGATGGGTTCAACATATGTCTGAACCGCGGAGCCATCACCAAAATCTAAAGCAACAACATTATATGGCTCACGAATATACTTTATATCACCGCTTATTGTTTGCTTCACAAAAATCGCCGATACGTGTCGGAGCGGAATCGCCAACCGTGCCATTTTGGCCTCCTAAAACGCCATGAAACTGATTAAAGAGAGTTTCATTTGAGAATTCTGGACCAATGTGATGTTCACATTTTATAGATGTATCCACATGTGGTCTAAATCCAGCTCTCTTTGCTCGAATACAGAACGTAAAATCTTCTCCATACGAACGTTTACCAAAGTCTCCACCAAACGGTCCAACATTACGACATTCAGGAAGTGAAGCGATACTCTTAAGGAGTTTAATAGATGTAAATACACACCCAAAACCCACTCCATCACAAGGCGAGATAACATTTGATGGATATTTTGCTGCCCATTCGAATGATTCTTTCTTATTTAGGAATGCAAATAGAGGCCAATACGGTGCCGCTCTTTGAAAATATAATGCACTAACAAAATCAAGACCATAACTCGTTAATTTAGCGATTGTTTCCGATGGAATCAAAAGATCGTCATCAACCCAAAAGACTCCATCTACTTCTGTCTCCTGAGCAACATCTATTGCTGATTCTACAATCTTATTTCTAGCGGCTGCAAAGCCCATTCGATCCGGGCTTACGTCTCCAACCCAAGTAATGCCATGATTTGCAGCAAACATGATAGCAGCACGATGGGATTTATCAAAAGAAGGGTCCGATGAAGGGCCATACGTAGGTTTCGCGAATAATAGTCTCATATCCTTGTACAAACCTTACAAATTTCATACTTATCAGCTTGATTAGTATCATGTGCTTCTCTAAAAGTCACATAATCAGAAGATGAATACACTTCTCGAATAGTTTGCTTCGAAAGATCACCAAAAATCTGTTTTCCTAATGGATCAAAGCAACAACTAGTTACTTTTCCATCAAAAAGTATGTAGATTTGACTTAATGCACGAAAACATGCCTCATTTGGCTTAAAGTTTCGTATTGTTCGGCCGTCCCCAGACCAATTTCCTTCTTGAATGAGCATGCCATGCCCATTTTCGCCTCTAAGACCCCATCGATCGTAAAAAATATACCCATCCGAACGGGTAAAATTGTCATTATCAATGACCGCTCGGACTTCAACGCCGCATTTTTCGCGGTTTTTGATGGCAAAATCAATATTTTCACAAACTTTATCGAATTTTCCATCTAAACCCATAATTTTCTTATGTTGTTCAGCATCTGTAGCATTTAAACTCACCTGAATTGAGGATAAACCCGCTTCTCGTAGTGCTAAAAACCTAGCTGGAGTGAGATAAACTCCATTTGTAAAGACATCTACAATAGCTTCTGGCTTCTTTTCTCTCGCATAACGTACTCTTTCTACTACATGAGGGTCTAGTAAAGGCTCTCCAAGACCCGTAATACAAATTTGAGTAATCAAAGGAATCGTTGCAGCCTCATCGAGAATCTTTTTATACAATTCCAGAGGCATATTTCCCATAGTTCTCATTTTTGAAACTACAGGATATGGACAAAAATTACACGCCGCGTTACATACGGAAGTGTTCTCTATTTGTAGCTGAACACTCATATTACCTTACGTAATGCAAAGACAAAATTATTTCCATCATCTAGAGAATGATCTAATTCCCACCAATATGGAGCTACATAACTACGATAATCAGATGATGCCGTTTGTCCCAATTGTTCATAATGAACTTTCCGAAGAAAAGAAAATGAATTTTCTGATAAAACCCGGGTATGCCCTGGATCCCCCCATGCCCATTTCGATTGAAGAGAAGGACAGGTCCCAAGTACTAAACCATCAAGATTTAATGCTTGCCAAAAGGCTCGAAAAGTAGCGAAAAATCCACGAAAATCTCCTTGTCTTCCAAAATGTTCTAAGATTTCATAAGCGTGAATTTCATCAATAGACCCATCACCAACTGGAAGATGTTTTCCTTTTTCAAGTTCTTCTAAATCAAATATAAAATCTGGTTTAGCTTTTGAATTAATATCTAAAGTTATCCACTTAGTTTCAAAATCCGGAGCAGACGTAGGTGCCGTCAAACGACGAATTGGTTTACTATGTCCCGCTCCAAGCATAAGACAAGTCTGCATCATTATTGTTTCATCATTTGAGCAACTTGACGATCATATTGTCTCATCGCTGCTCGTCCGGCTCTATCTCGGGCCTGTTGTTCTTCATGAGTGGGTGGTTGAGGAGCCAATGAAATTTTCTTCAAATAAATAGCGGCAATAAGCTTCCAGCACCTAGGCAAAAGCAGCTCTTCCCATCTCTTAGGATTTGTAATTTGAATTTGTTTAGAACCGCAAGGACAAACATTAATTCTCTTAGCTGAGTGGGCTTCCAATATTTCTAACTTTGTTACCAAACGACCACAAATGTAACAACGATAGCAATAATGCAAACCATCAGTTTCACCAACGGAAGCCAATTCACGTTGTTTCAAAATCATCTCGGAACTCACATTCATTAGTTTCATGCTTCTTCCTTTTTCATATTCAAAAAATAGGGGGTGAAGTAATTCACCCCCTATTAATTGTTCCTTACAAAGCCCTAATGAAAACTTTCTTTAAGGCTGCAACTGGCGTTGTACCCGTGACATACGCTTCACCCGCGTAGATAAACCCGGTCTTGCCGTCAGAGGCCGCAGATCGTGCAAGACGATCCGTAGCTGTGACGGGAATCAGGATATCACCAGCAACTACCGACACTGAAGTATCGTTAGTGATTAGGGCACCAGCGGCACGGTACCCATAGTTCTGAACGAGGCCGTATGATGCAGCGGCGATGTCCGCATCCACTACGCCAACAACCAGGCTCAGAGTAGCTGTAACAGGTTGAGTTGTGCGAACACCATCTGCTGTTCCAACATCCCAGGAGACGATGTCGCCAGCTTGTACCGTTGCAGCTTGAGCATTATAAACGTTCACGAAGACCTTCTCGGCCTCCTGTGATACTACGTGCGGAATCAACATGATCTTTCTCCCTATTCCAATTAAGCGGTTGCCGATTCAAGAGTAGCAACATCGATGTCATACGCGACACCAAGCTTCCGACGGTTGTTGATCCAGAAGGCTCCGCGGATAGGCATAAGAGCCGTTTCCAGGAGCTGGTTATTCGGACGAATGGAATCTCCCACCTTAAACGACTTACGATTGTCGAAGGTAAAGCCCATCCATGCCGAATTGCACATATACCAAGTACCCTTTGTGATTGCCACTGTTCCGGTCTGCACATCGGGAACCTGCTCATCAGCAAACGCCGGCTTGCCCTTGAACTGAACGGTATCGAACGGAATGTCACCCTTATTGTAATCAGGGTTACGATGCGTTAGTGCAAGAGCCTTCTCGAATACGACGAAAGACCGCTCGTCGGATACGTGGAAGTCAGGTGCTGAATTTGCCCCTCCCCCACCACGTTGACAACGAATGTGAAGCGTGCGGAGCTGGTTTAGAAAAGCAACCAGAGTCGATGCGTTAGCATCGAGCGTCTGATTCCGCCACCAGGGGTTAGCCGACTGATCGATACCAGCGACGGTTGTCGATGTGGTCGGGTCCTTCTTGATGAAGAGGGGCAGTGGGCTGATGAAGACGGATCCATCAACCGATGACGTAAGCGCTGTGTCCAGCGAAACACCATCTACTGCACCTTGGCCCTGAAGGAGCGCCTTATTAAACAAATCAATGATGGAAGCTTCAGCCTGACGACGCTTAGAGTCAACAATCGACTCGATAGCTTCTGTTCCGCCAGTCTGAAATTCCTCCATATCAGCGAATGTGATAGGAGCCGCAGTCTGCACCCAAGCGAAGTATGCAGCCGTATCGCCGTCTGTCGGATTTACGTTAACTGTACCGAAAGCCCCAAGAGGCTTAAGCGGTTCCAGTGTGCTCATTACAGCTTTGCGAAGCTGCCGACCCCCGAAAGCAATACCCTCCCAGTTGCCCATCTTCTTCATGAAGTAGAACAACTTGGTCCCCGTCGAGACGTTATCCGCGACGATGGGAGAGAGCTTGTCAAGAGCCAGCGCCGCAATCGTATTATACGTTACGGTTTGCGAAGAAGGTGGCATTTGTCAAAGCCTCAATCTAGCGAGTTACTTTATAGACGGTTTCTAATCTCAAGTCTGCCGTCCGCAGATTCCTTGAGATCTTTCTCTTCGCTACACGTCCCCATTTGATTGCTATTTCTAGTTCGCATGGAGTTGCGTGTCCCATCAGAGTTTTTATCGACCGGATGCTACTTGACGTCTAGCTGAATCAAGAGCCGCACGTGTAGCTTCTTTGATGTCCATACCGGCCGCAATAACTGGTTCCGTAGGCGTTGGAGCGGGCTTGGTCGGACGCACAGGCTCATCTTTCTCCTTCGCTTTCTTAAGACGAACCACTTCGCGCTTATTACCTTCTTTTGCGCGACGGTTCGTTTGTACCGTATTATGAAGAATTGTCAAAAAATCAGGAAGAGAAACATCTTTACCAGGCGTTACTTTACCAACAAGAGCAGCCATCTCTTGTTCTACCGTCTCGTCCCAATCTCCACCCTCAGCAACCACACGGGTGCCAAAATCCGCAATTTGACTCTTCAATCTAAGAGCGCTCTCAGATTTAGCTCGTTGCTCATTATCTTTCTGAATAGGAGCAATTGCTTTGCCAGTAACAGTTTTAACAACTTTAACAAGGGCAGGGCCAAGAACGTTAGCCGCCTCTTCGCCAATATTAGCTTTTAGAAGAGCAATAATTTCGGCATCAATCTGTTCCTCTGTGGCGGTAGGAACCGTAGGGGTAGGCTCTTCAGCCAACTTAAGCCCAGCGGCCTCAACCATCTGCTTAAGAACGCCATGAGGATCTTTCTTTAGAGCTTCGATAGCTGCATGATCCGCTTCATATGTTTTCTTAAGAGTAGAGAGTGCTTTAGTTTTCTCAGTGAATCCCCGCACCATACTACGATGGATTTTCTTAAGCCCGGGATCCTTCTCAATTCTCTCAAGATCTTCTGGACTAAAGGTAAGGGCTTCTTCTTCCTCTTCTTCGACGACCTTCTCTGGCTCCTTAACTACTGGAGTCTCAGTTTCTTCCTCTTCTTCAACTGCATTCGGATCAACGATAATGCTATCTTCCTCACCAACTTTAGTCTCTGTCTTCTCTGGTGTCTTTTCTGGTTCTGCCACAGCTGGAGTTTCAGGGTCTAAAGATTGTGTTGCAAAGCCACTGGCTTCTTTATCCGGAGTATAACCTTGTTCCTTCGATACAGTTGCTACCGCTTCACGGATACTCGCCTGAACGTCGTCAGTCATTCGATTCTCCACTAAATAGTAAACTGATTCTTATTTCTGTAAAGTGCTGCTTCTAATGGTCCGGTAAATTGTGCAGGAGTCTGTGCCGGACCCCCATGAACTTCTGGCATGCAAGACCCAATAGATGAATTCCATTGATACCCTGCTGGACAAGTCTGTGCGGCGGGTTTAACTGGCTTAGGCGTCGCTGCTTTCACGGGTTGCGCCGGGATACCCGCCGAAAACGTTTGAGCGAAAGGAGCCAAAGCCGACGTGAGGTCCTTTGCATTGCCCCACCAAAGTCCACCCTTTGGAAGCGAGTAACCCGCGATTTCATTATCTTCAATTTCTTTCGCAGTTTTGCCAATCGGGGTCCGCGGCGTCGCTCCGCTGAGATTAGGGTCATTAGTTCCAAAAATCCCGGCACGATAATTGAACATATTCACTAGTACATCATGTAACTCATTACCTGTATACTGTAATTGTTTCTGAGCTAATGATGCCGGTGCTGCGGCTGCTCCGCGCCCGCCCCCACCTCCGCCGCCTCCCCCACTAGCGGGCTGTGTCCCCCACGCCGAAGTAATTCGCCAATCATCTAAAGGTAAACATTGATTAATATTAAACTTAGTAGTGCCCCCAGGACAATCAACTGGCTTGTTAAAACCAGCACCACCAATAGGGTTTCCACTAGCATCTACGTTTTCATTCCGAAAAGATTTTGTAGAATCATCCCAAAAACCACGCCAAGCTATCCATTGTCCTTCAGAGATACCTGTGTCATATTGATTAGGCTTTGATTTAATTTCTCTGAGATACCATTCGTGGTCATCTCCACCAGCGCCAGCATTTCTTTGATCGTTACATTGCTGATAACAACGATTGCCCCGCTCATAAGCGATTTCTCCGCACTGACACTCTGGCTGTTCAGTATCTGGTGCAGTAATCTCTTGGCCAGCTGATGTGAAACATCGACTATTCGCAGGATCCCAAGAATTCCTGTTTGCACACCAACTGGGACGAGGAGCCATTTATTTTCTCCCCATATCGAAATGTACTCGACGACCTGTGAGAAGATCTAGTCTCTTCTTGCGAAATTCTAAACCTTCACGACTCATAATAGCAGAGCGCTGCCCCCGGGTGGTAATATACTCGCCTGATTCAGAGATATGCTCATCAAAATACGGTTCAAGCGGCTCTTCCCCAAATAAACCCGGAATGTGGGGGCACTGGGGCCAATCGCCACATCGACGCTCTTTTCCACATTCGTCGCAAATAAGAACTTCTTTATCGTTACGTTTTTCGGTATGATATTCAGGAGTCATTTATTTCTCGTCATGTGCAATCATCTCTAAAGCTCTAAATTGTCTAAGAGCCTTTTTCTTACTCGCGTGAGTACCTTTAACCGCTCCCGTCTCCATGTTAACAACTTGAAATTCATCACCTTTTTGACGAATCTGATAAGGTCCGCCAACTACAGAACCTTTCTCCTTAGCCCCCGCCTCTCCCTTAGCATCTTCCCCCTCATCTTCAAGCATCGCCTCACATTCCATCAGGCGGGCCTTCTGTCGAGCGAGATCAGCTTTGAAAGATTTCATCGCTTGTTTACTAATTTCTTCAGGATTCCAATTAGTAATATGATCTTCACCTTGTTTAATTTCTTTACGAAGACGTTTTACTTCTTCCTTACGATATTTAGAATCATCGTATTCTGGACCTGTAGAAATATGAGCTTGAACATTAAGACGAGGCTTATATTCTTTCTCTTCCATCTCCGGTGCATTACTACCAATTGCTGCTGCTAAATGACCGTATTCTTTTACCTTTGCCATATATCCTCTAAGCCGCCGAAATGCCAGGCGAAATAGGCGACGGAGCCCCCGGGGGTTGAGGTGAGGCAGGAACCGGCCCCGCTTCTTGACCAGCTACTGGAGAAATACCAGGAGTTGGTCCTGCTTGCATCATATTCATCTGAACAATAGCCATCAAACCTTCCATAATTGCGGCAATATCCTGACCATTTTTGATACCAGACAGACTAAGCAATCTCTTGAGAAGATTTGGCGCTCTCACCATCAATGCGGCAGCAGCCGGATTAGAAATAAAATTTAGAACCTGCATGAGCTTCTGACCCCGCTCTGATTCAGCCACGGGAGAGAGAGTATCAGGTTCAATTTCAATATGCCACTTAATTCCAAGTACAGCATCTCGAAGTCGTTCCGCGTTAATCTCTGCGTAAACCTGAGCTACCTCTTGTGCTGCTGGAATGGCCAGAGGTGAATCAAGATCAACGTTAATTGCGATCCATTTTGGCATGTTAAGATTGTCAACGGCACAAAGAATCATTTCCTCAATAATTTCAGCTAACCAATCACTGACTCTACTGCGCTTAAATCCTTCACTAGCTTGCATCTTAGTATTAGCAATGACCGCCCGGGTGGCCGTTTGAGTCGGTGGCGAAAGTGGGTCACCACTAATACTCGATGCTTGTACAAATTCCTTCTCACTGAGAGAAAGTGTCTGAATGGCCCCCTGTGATGTAGATGGCTGTGGAACCGGCTCAATTACGGCGTGAGTTCCTCCCTTGCGGGGGATCATCACATTCATGTCTCGTGAGCCAAATTTAGCAGCTTCGTCTGGTGAAACTGCATCCTCATCATATGTAAAGCGCGGAACCGTTCCGATTCTCATCTGCCGCATGTATTCTGCGCTGTCATTGTAACCGTCTTGTGATGGCAGCTTTAAATACACTGGGGGTACTGGCAAGAAGTGATACGGGTCCACATCTGGACGAAAGAACTTAAGTGGGCAGCGATCATAATCTGCCTTCATCAAGCATTTCTCGTGACCTTGAGCAAATACAAGCTTTCGTTTAGTTCTCAAGTCCCAAATACGATAAAGTCGAACACGATCAACTGCTCCTGTGTCTTCGTTAGCAACTAAGTCAGCACTAGCCTTAAGATTTTCAGTATTAATATACGCTGAAGAGTTCTTTACATCTTCAAGAGGATATTCTTCCCAGTACCCAACCCAATCATTATGCCAGAGAACCGGTTTATCGCTTGTTGAGATAAGAATCTGTTTTGAATGAATATGTTTAACGTAAAAGGTTTCACCCTTAAGACTCTCACGAAGTTCTTTTAGTTGAGCCTTAACCGTATCTATATCTGCCTGTCCTATAGGCGCTTCTCCTCCCGAAGAGATCATTCCTCCAGGGGGCTGAGCTGTCAGATCTACTGGTGGTATTACTTCCTCGGTTCCTACATAGCCACCTGTATCTTGTCTGTCATCGAATCCTTCAGTATCTTCTTTTTCTTGTAAAGGTGGTCGTTCCGCAGCAGGGTTATTAATAAAGTCGGGATCGTATCCAACTTCGACACAACCAATGGACCAGAAAGATTCCTTTAAAGCAAGAGACGTGTTCTCTCTAAACCCGGCGGCAGGATCTCGTGTAAGATATATCCCAGTGTCCTGAAGGAGCTGAGCCTTTGCTGTAATCGTTTCAGCAGGGGTATCAGCTCTTTCAGGAGCCGAGATGACCTTTCCATACGGAGTATAAAAGTATAATGAGGCAATAGCCTCGTCTACATCCGGATGGATTTTATTATGTTGAGCTTTCCGATCGCCATGATCATCAAACTCATTTTGTCGTTGACGCCCTCTCCAATATTGGTAACACTCGGCAACTCGATAGAATTTTTCCCAACTGTCACGAAGAGCTTCTGAACCTTTAATGCGATTCATCCATAGCTTGACTTCCTTCGCTTCAGCCACTGTCGAGTTGACTTGGTTTGGATCCACGTTACTCCTGATCTAGCTCATCTCGTCGCTTCATAATGGCGTCAAGAACACCCTTCCGTCCCCCCGGGTGTTTCTGACTGGCTTCTTCATCTGCTTGAAGCTGATCGAGTTCTTTCTCTGTAGTTGCTTCTTTAATTAACTCGATTGCTTCATCACTAACTACTGTTGAAATTATCCCGGGGGTGAGGTCGGGGGCAGAGGGCAAAGCTTCTGGAGGAATAATGCTAGCCGTGATCTCTGTCCATTGCTCCGCAGACAAAGGAACTTCTCGAATTAGTTCCGCATTTTCAGTTGCATTTTGACTAACTTGAATAGTAACCCCACCATCACCGCGAGGAATAAAATGCAGACCGTTATGTTTAATAGCCATTTTTTTCTCCGTATCCATAAACGCTAACACCCGCACGTCGCTGCTCTAGTCGTTTACGACGACGAGTACTAGCTTCCATTGCCTCATAGTCAGCAAGACGAATTTCACCCGGGGGCACGGGGGCTTGCGGAGTCTCCGGCCCAAGTGACGGGCGACTAATTACAAAGTACTTACAAGCATCATAAGCGTGGTCTATGACCGTTGGGTCTCGGTCATCTAACCAGATCTCTCTGTCACCAACCTTAGCTTTAGCTCGCATTTGAGCGCCAATTTCTTTTGTGACCATATTACAGCCACGAGGATAACTATTCGTCTTAATTAGAAAATATAGACGCGGAGCCCCTAATTTTCCAGTAATAGGATGGCGATGAGTAGGGTCGACTCGAAGATATTCCTTCAAGCGACTACGCGTTGCTTCTTCATCATTCTCAGCAGGTTGCCAATAAATTGCAGTCTCTTTTGGCATAACCTTTGTGTCGATATACTCATCTCCTACTGACCATTCTGGCTTCTTATTCAATGTTCGTCCACGAGTTTTGTTAAAAATACTAGGATCTGCTAAATTAGTGTGATAGCGTCCACCATCTTCTTTACTCATCTCATAAATAGCTTTACGATGATCAGATACTAATGCATCAGGCACATAATATTCACGATAAACAAAGATATTACCATAAGAATCTGTAGCATTCCAAAGGCAACAAGTTGGGGAGTACTCACCATGATCAAGTGATCTATGAAGTTTCATAGATTGCATGATCTTATCAATTAACCACGACTCAGGCCGCAGTAGGCTCAGAGGATCGATCTTGAAAATCTTTCCCTCCGGATTCCCCCACTCAGGACGAACGTATCGTCTTACGTAATCGTCGTCCTTAGATAAAGCCGCCTCAACCGTGGACTTGTTCGCGTGAATGTTCGTCTCTGAGAAAACGATCTTGCTCTCATACCCAAGCTTGGCCCACCGCTCACGTTCCGGTGATTCTGGAGCGAACCGACGATAGACCCAATGTCCTTCATCCGTTACATATCCTTCAGCGTAAAGATAACTAGGTGGAAGGTATACTCCTTCATCGTTCTTCCACTTCCATTCTTTTCCAGACGCCGTCTCATATTCTTCAATAGCCTCCGCCGGTACACTCGCTCCTGTCCAGCGTCCAATACGAACATCAAGCAGGTCCCATGCTTTTTCACTAATTTCCTCTACCTGAGATACGTAGGCAAAGTTGAGTTCCAACCCGGCGAGTAGATCAAGGGAGTTGGGTTGATCAAGATGTATGAAGTAGACACGAGAGCCGTTGTTGAGGTTAAGTACACTTTCATTTCGACTCCCTTTATTATACATCTCTGGAAGACACCACTGATACCACGTCTCCATAGTTGTCTTCAGCAATTGAGTATAACTTCTACGAATAACAGCCATCCTCGAACCTGGATACTTGTGCAGAAGTGCTAAGCTCTTTAAGCATGCCCCAACTGTCTTACCGCTGTTAATTCCACCTACCAAGAGAGTGGGCGCAGCTCCTCTTTCGAAGAGCCACTGCTGTTCCGGATTAGCCCACTTCTTAATTACCTTCATTTCTTAGGTTCTAATCCTGTTACGAGCTGCATTGCAAGCTTACGCGCTTCATCAAATGGAATGTTGTTATCGCGAAAAGCGTTATATTTAATGATAAATGCATCAAATTGCTCTTCTGTTGTAAACACGGGTCCAGATTTTTGAGCAGCTTGAACGTTAATAGGTTGGCCATCCACGGGGCTAGCTGCTTGCTTTGAATTAGCAACTGCGTTAGCAATAGCCCGTCCAATCCAGAGAAAACCACCCGCAACAGCAACGGCCATTGCATCACTTAAACCCGCGTGTTTGAGGGCCTCAGTTACTGCTGGTGTATTCATAAGCCATCCGGCACCAGCAACACCGGCGGTCATTAAGAGTCCCCACCAAACAGTCTTAAGCGCCTTTAGGGCCATGACTTTAAACGAAAACCCGGGGGCCTTCACCTCTTTCTGAATTTGTCGTGCTAGATTCAGTTTGCCGAACATCTCACCAAGGCCCATACTATTTTCCCTTGATGCTCTTAACAGCTTCAACAGGATCAATTACAATACCAATTCGTAGAATATCATGTCTTTCAATCACGTTTTCTAAACTCCCACTAATTGATAAAGTCGCGTCACCAACAAGTAACACGCCTCCAGAAATAGGCAATTGTCCGTACATCATTAATGAGAGACCACTATGAAATCCTTGACATGAAATTTGGTCCGGGCACGTCGCGGACGCCTCGTCCCAACCCAAAAGAAAGGTCCCCGACGCATTTGATTTCCTGGCATCAAATTTAACTCCTGCGCCGAGGCTCCGCACTAATCTTGATCTGGGCTCATCTTCTGTCGAACCCTTTAGTCTACTTGAGAAGCTTCCTTCGGCAACAACTGTGGTATCAACGTCCCGTAGGTGTCCGATGATGACACCATACCAAAATCCTGCGGATGCCGATTTATAGGCTTCCAAATTTGTCGCCGTGAACGTTTCGCCAGGGGAGGTAGATAAACCCAAGCGAGCTCCAATACGACCCAAACTCCTACCATTACCAATCGCCAGCGGCCCATTGGTGTTCACCCATAAAGTTGGAGTAACGTCAGTTCCTGTGTCCCCCGTCATGGTGACTAGTGCACCAATTTGCGTGTCTACGTGGAATCCCCGGGCATTCTCCTTCACCAAAACCGAGGGTTTCACTATAATCACAGCCGGTGGTGGTGAAGGCCACGGCTCCTCTGGTAGGAGTTCTGGAGGGTCCGTCGGTACAATATCGATTGGCTCTACAATAGGCGAGGGCCTTGGCGTCGGTTTCGCCTTCGGTGTTGAGGCTGGCGCATCCGCGTAGCACAAGGCACCGGAGAGACATAGCACCAGAATCATGCATCCGCGCCTCACTGAATCCCCCCACTCTTCGTGGCTTGCCACACGTTACCTTGTGGGTCCTTATATGTGGACACTAGAGTAAAGGTTGCAGAGATTCTCGGGTTAGCCGGTTCCACCCGGGCATTAAATCGGTTGTCTCCCTGAATCACTAATGTGGCGGCATTACTAGGCGATACAACAAATGTCCAATCAACAACAGTAGGATCTGTTTTATCCCCAGGGTTAGGAACGTCTACTCCCGCTTTATTTTTTGGCGAAGAAGTTACAGCAATATTTGGATACCCCACGGGTAGAATGCATGCATTATGATTAGGTTCAGGCTGTCCAGGTTGTGCCCCAAATCCATAACAGAAAATCGCAAAGCTAGTTACGGTATTATCCCCTCCTGGGGATCCGCTGGGATTTGGTGTAGGGTTTGTCACATTGCCGCTACCGTCGCCAATAACACAAGTCCCGCCCCCTGTAATAACGCAGGAATTATTATTTCCTGGAGAGGCCACGGGATCAGGTGCGCTTGGCGAACATCCTAACATAAAGAGACATGCAATCAAGACTCTATTTCGCATTACGCCCTTTCTATCAAGCGATCAACTTTCACCATCAAAGAAGTGATCAATCCTTCAGCTCTTTGACGATCTTCTGTCGTTCTCGCCTCTGCGTCTTCCCATCGGATGACGTGGGCATTAAATGACTCTTCTAATCTTCCTAGTGAGTTAATTGCAATGATGTTTTGTTTCTGGAGTTCGCCAAATTCACGTTCTAAAAACGAAAGTCTTCGTTCCATAGCATCCAATTGAAATCCATGTTTATTAGCGGAATCTCTAACATCGTGCCATTCTTTACGAGTAAGTGTACGAGGTAAAGTTCCATTTTTAACAATTCGATCTCGATCGTCTTTTCGTCCTCTTGCCCGCCAAGCCACAATTGCAGTACCCGCCATCACCCCCGCCCATCCTGCAACTTGCTTTCCAAATTCATAAGTCTCCGGACTCACTCGGGTCCCTGTGGTCGATGCATCCTTTGATAAGAGTGTGTCTGCTCTCTGAGCACTGCCACCTCCAATGTGAAGCGTGTCCAGGTAATGTGCAGTGTCTCTCAATCCAATGCACCCATCTTGATACGAGTTGTAAAGTAGGCACTCTTCATCTACCACTATCGCCTGAAATTACACCACCAACTTTTGTATGATTGGTTCTTGCGTAATAAGTAGAAATGATTGCAATAAATGCGAAATTAAGTACCTCAGACTTCTTTTCTGTAATTGCACAATAGATGGCTGCGCATGTAATCAATATGGTCACAACAGCTTGTGTTAATTCCCATGTTAAATTAATACGTCTCTGTCCGGCCGTCATTAAGTTTTGTTCGAAGGTGGTTGTGGCGGGTAATAATGAACTTTGTCCAATTGTTGTTTGTGAAATTGGATTCATTATCCGAGCTCTGCATAAGCTATCGTCAATTTCTCGTCATATTTGTTACGAGCAAACCCTGTTCCGTTATAATAAAGCGCACTCCTAGACCAGTCTTTCGCGCGTAGCGCGTCTACTAAATTCGGATTACTTCTAATAAACATCACAAATGCTCGTAGATGATCATCAACGCTTCGATACATCGCGTTAATGAATCTTTGAAGATCTGGAAAACCAACAACCGTATGATTAAAACCCATCACTTGAAAAAGCCCCCATGACGCACTCTTAAGAGCCGCGTCATGGTCTAAACTCACGGCTTTTTGCAATCGAGCATGTTGCTCTGAATATTTCCCGTATCCTCCAGCAATTGGGTTACTAATATCTGGAGCAATTCGATCAAATCTTCGCTCTGTAAGTCGAGAAAAGATATGGCGTTCAAACAAAATCACCGGCTCCCCTGTGTCTAAGAAAGCCCCCTCTGGCCCCGCCTCCACCGTCGCAAATGCCTTCATAGCCCGGGTTTCAGCCATAAGAAACCAGGCTGCGTGAGCATATGCTTCGTCAGAAGGGAAGTCAGCCTTCATGTTACTTGGGCATCACCTGTAGAAGTTCTACAATGCACAACAGTATCACCGGTATCCAAAGCGGACACTTTCCAATTGCACTAATAATTGTTGTGATAAAAGCAGCAGCAACGCAACACAGAGTAACTGTCAACATAAATCCTCCTAAAATGTGGAAAAGGCTCTTCCTGCCCCGGCGTTGTAAAGATTGGCTATTGATATATCAGATAGCCCTATCCCCCAAATCGCCACTTCATCTAATAAGCCGTCCATGTTAAACGCGAGTTGTGACGCGGCTCCCCACGTTGATCCCATGGCAAATTTTGCTGTTCCATAGCCACTTAAAGTTGAAACAGTTGCGATAGCCTGAGATGCTCCATTATGAAAAATCGAAAAAACACCACTCATTCTACGGCCAACAATATGTTGAAAAGATCCAGTGGTCACGGGGGTGGTAGAGGTAACCCGCCCTCCTGTAGTATCCGTTCCGGCGATTCTCCATTGTTTGACGGTGATTGCTCCAGTTGGTCGTATCCCTACTAACCAATCTCCAATTATATCACCATTATGATAGCACGCGATGCCCCGTCCATCTGTTGCGTCACCCCCCGCCAGTGCTGTTGCATTTACCCATGCTGAAATGGTAAAGTCGCCCGGTAACGATAAATTTCCAGCATTAGTAAGAAGTTCATCATTTGCGGCTGTAAATAAAGCCGCATTTCCAATCTTCCCGGCTCCTTGTGTCACTGTATTCACGTCTGTTAACGAAAAGCCTCCGAAGCTCGCGGCGCGCGTTCCGCTAGCCTCTTCCAGCGCCCAATAGGCGAGAAGGCCGTTGAGCAGACCAATGGTCGCGCCTCCTCCCTCTCCGACTCGAATTCCCGGGATTCGCAGATTCAATAGAGTCCAATAAGGCCGGTGGCCGTTGTCCCCGTCGCGAAAACTTGAATCACGACTATCGGAATATATGTTCCCCCCACGACCCCAATCAGTGTCACTATCGATCCATTGACGGTCTCTAGTGTGACGTTTCCACCAACACCAACGTAAACGGCGCGTACTAGCTGGTCTAGCTGTGCCGTATCTGAGGGATTGATAGGAAATGCCCCTACCGCCGGTTCCCCAGATCCCTGGCCTGATGTATTTTTAATTGGGGTGGGGGGCATTATTACCTCAGTATTTTAAAGTTGGCGAAATAGGGCTTTAGAATTTCCTGCGAAAGTGGTTCTGATCCCAAGGCTGTTGCCGCGCCGTAATATGGCGCGTCGGGCTCTCGGATCAGAACGCTATGGATCCCGGCGGCGGTCAGGCTTTGCGAGAGTTGCTCTAAATCTTCTGATTTTTCCGCGACGAGCGCAACGACCCGCGTGTCTGACGACACGGGGGCCTTGCGTATAGCCTCGCCAGCCGCGTGCGCCGTTTGGCACGCGAGCACGCCGGGGAGATTTTTAGTAGAGCGATGAACGACGATGTATTGAATAGGGGAGCTCATTATGAGCTCCCGCCGATAAGGATTCGGCGTGAGGTGGAGCGCCCGCTCCGAGTTGAACGGAGGGCCTCCGGATTATTTATCCGGCGCTCTAACACTGAGCTACGGGCGCATAAAGTGGCTAAATTTGAGGATCTAGAGATTCGTAATTTATTTTTATGGAGGGCGGTAAGGATGTCGCTAAATTTAGTATAGAGAGACGCGAAACTCCAGGAAAGTGCGGTAAGTGAGGAGTGGGGGGTCCTCGTCCGGGGGGTGGGGGCGGTCGCGGTTGCCGGTCGGCGTTGCTGCTTGCCTCGCTGCCCCATCTTACTTAGCTGCGCGCCTCGCGGCCCAGGACGCGCGATCGGCGATCCCCCTAGGCCCCCGCCTAGCGCGCCCCCCGATCGGCCCCGGGCGGGGCCTAGGCGACCCGCGTAGGGCGATACGGGAATAGTACGAGCCGCTGCTACGACATAGCCCGATCGGGAAAAATACCCTGAGCGCCGGGGGCCGCGCGGCACCATTATGGGTCCAGCGGTGCGGCGCGACGGCCCGGATCCCCCGGGCGGCCCCACCCGAGAGGCTACCAAATGGCAAAGACCTACACCAAGACCCTGGCCAGCGGCGCAGACCGGCTGATCCTGATCAGCGAGGCGATCAAGTCCGGCTGCTCCGTCTACGCGTTCCACGTCGTCCGGAACGGCAAGACCGTGGTCAGCAAGACCCGCGGTGGCTCCGAGAAGTACCCCACGATGACCGAGGGGAACGCGGCCGTAGACCGCGCGGCGGCCGCCGCGATCGCGGCCGGATGGTCGGCCCCCGCGAAGCGCGGTGGCCCGGCCGCCCCGGACGCGTTCAGCCTGGGCGCGCTCCCCGCTCCCCGCGTCGCTCCGGCCCCGGCCCCGGCCCCGGCCCCGGCCCCGGCCCCGGC